GCAGTCTTTCTAATATAGCAGAACAACACGGACTGGAATTAGACGAATATAATGTCAATCAAGTTTACAGGGCAAAAAATAATTTAGAAAGTGCTATTTACGAATTAGAAGAAGTATTTGAAGATGCTATTAGAGACATACAAAACAAAATAGATTTGGAAGAAGAATAAAATGGCAGGAAAAAATTTAGATTATTGGTATGACGAGCAGATAAAAAGATATCTAATTCAACTCATACGAATATTCTCTAATTTTAAAGTAAGAGAGAATACTAAAAAAGGCGTAAAATATAATCGTATACCTGCAAGATACGGTGATGCACAAAGAATGGTTTCTAGCATTTTAAGAAATAATTCAGAAAACATAATAAACTCTGCACCTTTTATAAGTGTAAACATTGCTAGTATACAGCCGGCAAGAGATAGAACACATGAACCATTCTTAGTTGATACTAATCAAGTTGCAGAAAGAGAATGGGATTCTGTACAAGGAAAATATACATCTGAACAAGGTAATTTATATACTACACAAAGGTATATGCCTGTTCCATTTAATATGACACTTCAAGTAGACATATGGACTACTAATACAGATACTAAACTACAGGTTCTAGAACAAATATTTGTTTTATTTAATCCCAGTATCCAATTACAAAGTAACGATAATCCATTAGATTGGTCTAGTGTATTTGAGGTTGAATTAACAGATATTGCATGGAGTAGTAGAGGCATACCTGCAGGTGTTGATGAAAATTTAGATATATCTACTTTAACATTTGCCATACCTATTTGGATAAGTCCTCCAGCAAAAGTCAAAAGACAAAGTATTATACAACGTATTATAGCAGATGTACATTCAACCAATAGTGTAGAAGGCTTAGGCTTTAGTGAAGACTACGGCGACTTCTTTGGTAACGTTGAAGATACTGCTGAAATAGTTGTTACACCAAATGATTATTATATACAAATAGTGGGTAGCGGTGCTACTCTTGTAGATGCAGGTGGAGTTCCGCAAAAGTGGAGTGATATTATAGATATGGTAGGAGAACTTACTGCAACTAGTCTATTAAAATTAAATATTGGTACAGACAGCGACGACCTACTAAACGAAGTAATAGGTACTGTAACTGCTAATCCATTAAGTGAGACTTCATTAATTTTTAATATAGATAAAGAAACATTGCCCTCAACAACATTAACCGCAGTAGATAAAATTATAGACCCAAGAGATTCTTTTCCTGGAGACGGCACATTAGCCGCGGCGGCAGTTGATCAAAGATATTTAATTACAGAAGATTTATCTGTAACAGGATACCCAAAATGGAGTGTTGATGCTTCTGCAAACGACATTATACAATACAACGGTTCTAAATGGATAGTTGTATTTGACTCTAGTGCAAATACTACAGAACAACAAGTAATTAATACATTTACAACCAGTCAATACAAGTGGGCTGACGGAATCTGGATAAGTAGTTATGAAGGAGAATACAATCCAGGATTTTGGAGATTAACACTTTAAGATGACAACAACAGCGGCAGGAGTAGTATTCCTTGCTAAAGACACAGGCAGATGTATGTTGCAACTCAGAGAGGGCAACAAACGATTTAATCACACATGGGGTTTTTGGGGAGGTATAATTGAAGTAGGAGAATCTCCTTATCAATGTATACAACGTGAATTAGAAGAGGAAATCGGGTTCGTTCCAGAACTACAAAAACTAAATCCTATAGATGTATATCAAAGTAGCGACAAAAACTTTTACTATTACAGTTTCGTTTATGTAGTAGAACAAGAATTCCAGCCACCAAAACTTAATGGAGAGAGTGCCGGTTATGCCTGGGTAGACATTGGTCAATGGCCTAAGCCATTACATAATGGGGCAAAAATTACCTTACATAAAAACGGTGGCACAGATAAACTACACACAATACTACAAATAAATTCTTGATAAATACTAGACATGAGCAAAGGCGAAATAATCGATTTTGTTATTTTGCGGATAACAACCGAATTAGACAAGTTTCAAAGAACTAAAACCATACCACATACATTACTAGAAGGGGCCATAGAAATAGACCAAATTCAAGATGTCTATTATGACCAGTTACCCGCAAAGTATCAAAAAATGTTTGATAAACTTCTAAAAGAGTATCACCAGAATATTGGTGAAAATATCGAATCTCTAAACGAAGCAATGAAAAAAGACTACGCTCGTGTAATGAAAAACATGTCTTCAGAGCATGAAAGTTTTAGATTCAAAGAAACTATGCAACCTTACAGGCCAGGTATGAATCCAATTAGAGCATTATTTTACGAATCTAGAGAAGTAATTAGAAGATATAATCCAGATAATCCTCATCATTATTGGCTAGTTGACCTGGTTACTGACCGCCTTTTTAATAATATAATTTTAGATGCCTTAGGTGCCGATACAAAAAAATTAGAAAGAATTATTAAAAGATATTATTTTCCATTAGTTAACCATGGTAAGGGAGTTCCTTTAGAACTTTTCCATGCTAAACAACAACTGAAAGATTTTAGACATTACTATATGTTTTTTAGAAATTTAAAGGATTGGACCCCAGACGAGTAATTAATAAATTTTTCTTATCTGATAATCAAAAGGTTCTACAGTTCTAATTTCAAATGCTCTTCCGTCCATATCCTTTCCTTTGATATGTTTTGGAGTTTTCTTAGAAATTTTCTTTAAAAGATATCTTTTATGTGATCTTGTAGTTGTGATGTTTCCGTCTTTATCTCTGACAGAATCTTTTAAGTACCATACTGTTAATTCATATTCTTCATAGATAATTTTAAACCAAAGTCTTAGTATTGCTTTCCATATTGTAATTAATAGTTTTACGATAAACTGGACTGCAATCTTAGTCTTTTGCCATAGCCATACTAATGAAGGCTTTACTTTCTGTGATATATTGTGTAAAAAGTTTTTCATACTACTATTTAGTTGTTTTACGTTCAACTCCGTCCCAATCTCCTGTTGGCATTGGTTGTTTAATTCTTTCTGCATAAAGTTCTGCTAGTGTATTATTCCAGTTATGATCTTTTATTATAACTATTTGATTTGAGCAAGTTGCCCACTCTCTGTTTTGGTATGCATCTACCATTCTGTTTACTACTCTTGCATACTTGTGGTCATTTAGTATAGTATAAATTGTTACAGGTGCTGTCTGTCCTTTTACAGCAATTTTATCTAGCATTACTAAATTTTCCGGAGTGTTAATTTGTTTTAGTGTATGCTCTGTAAACATAAAGAACACACCATACTCTTTTGTTTGTGCTTCTAGTCTTGCCGCTAAGTTTACACTATCACCTAAAACAGTATAATCAAAACGTTGATTACTGCCCATGTTACCTACAACTGCATCACCTGTGTTAATACCTATACCAACACCTAACTCCATAAGTCCATCTGCTTTAAGTTGTTTGTTTAGTTTTTTAAGTTCTACTTCCATTTCCTGTGCTGTTTCTATTGCCAACTGAGCGTGATTGTCTACATCAAGTGGAGCATTCCATATTGCCATTAAGGCATCGCCTATATATTTGTCTATTGTTCCTTCTTTACGCATTACTAGATCAGTCATTGGTGTCATATATCTGTTAATAAGATTACCTAAGCCTTGTGGGTCTGTTTTAAACTGTTCCGATATTGGAGTGAATCCACGAATGTCTGAGAACAAGTATGTCATTGTTCTTGTGTCTCCACCTAAACGTAATAGACTTGGATCTTTTTGTAACTTTTTAACCATTGCTGGTGCCAAGTAATGCTCAAACTGTTTCTTAATTTGTTCACGTAATTTAAACTGTTTGTAAAAATTATTAAATGCCGCCTGTGTAAATACCAAAAAGCCACTTAATACAGGGAAAGTAGCATCTACTAATACTAAACTTCCTGTGTATTGTTTTACACTATAATATGCTATACCGCCTAATACAGTAAGTGCTATAGGAGCCGTAAGTAATAAAGGTAGTCTATATACTGCTAAAGCAACTAATAACATAGTCAGTAGCCCTATGAGAAGCTCTGTGATAGCACTCAATTGACTTCTAGTTATATTACTACCATCTATAAAGTTTTGTAGCATATGAGCTTGTATCTCTTGCGGATACAAATTACCACGTGGAGTAGGTACCGGGTTAGCAATGCCTTCTGCTGTTACACCTACTATAACCATTTTACCTGCTAGATCTGGTATGCTATCAGCACCAGTATACTCTATAGTTTCAAAACTGTTATTAAAACGTATATATGCTGTTCCATCTGGTTGTGTAACAATTGGAGTTACTCCTTTAACAGCAACTTCTTGAATACCTATCTCACTTGTTTTAACAATATAACTTTTTTGTCCTCTACTTACTCTAAGCATTTCAACAGCAAAACTAGGATAAATTCTATCCTCTACTGTGATTGCTAATGGATAGGTTCGTGTTTGATTGTCTGGTTGTGGTGCAGATGCATTTACGCCTTTACCATTTACTACGGTCTCCAATATAGGTATGTTAGTAACTAAGTTAGGCCATTTAAGCAAATAGTCTTTTGCAGGAACTGGTCCTACTGTGCCTGTACCTATATGTGGTCCAGATGTTTTTATACCTTTTACACTAGGTGTTTGGCTTAGTACATTAAAATTTATAGGATTACGTCTTGCACCAGGTACGTTTACTACATTTTGCTGTAGGAAACTAGCGAAAGTTTCGTCTCCCTGAAATCTATCTGCTTCAGGAAACATAATAGTCCAACCTAAGACACCACTATTTTTACTTGCAACGTCTATAACTAGTTGAGCATAATATTGTCTGGGGAAGGGATATTGGCCGTATGTTGCTAATGTGTTTTCGCCAAAGTTAAGCAACACAACATCTTGACTTGGTACTATTTCATCTAGTTGTTGATAACTATCAAATACCTGTCCACGTAAACTTTGTAATGGCGTAGGATCAATTACCCTAAGTGCGAGTAATAGAAGAATCGATACTGCTACCGCGTACCCGCTGTATAACCATTTCATACTAGTATTTATCGTATTTTATTGCAGTTTCGCTTGGCGTCGTTTAGCAATCTAAAGTTATTTGCTACCACAAACATATATACCATATTAGTACTATCTAATTCTTCTGGAGTGACTTTTTTATAACCATCGTTGTATAACAATGCTGGAGCCAGTAATAAAGTTTTTGTTGCAACTAGTCTAGCATCATTTGGGCGTTCTGTGTACAGTGGATTTATTTCTTTTATACAATCATATTTCATTGCTCGTGATGTTGAGTAAGCATCTAATACTTGGAATGTAAAAAATGTAACCCATTGTACTGTTGTGGTTCGCTCATGTATTTCAAACTGAGGTATCCTGCTAGGAAGAGGTATACATTCTACTGGATTATTATCACAGTAATAGGGATCTATTGGAGGATTGTATGTTAGGTCTAAGGCAAATAGACTAGAAGAAAAAAGCGACAATAAACAAATTATCGCTCTTTTCACAATTATTCACACTCTTTAGGATTCTTAGAGCAGTATTCCATAAGTTTTTGATACATTTTTACCTGTTTAATAAACTCTTGGATCTCCTCGTCTGAAACCTGCTCATCCTCTACTGAGGGTAAGACTTTTACCTTTTCGTTTTTAGTTAAAAACTTAAAGGGTTTAAAGAATGAGCGTGTTACTTTTTTGGCTCTTCTTTTGCTTCTTCTTTTTTGTCTTCGTCTTGTAAAGCATCAGTTTGGTCGTTTACTTCGTCAGCAACAACTTTCACTAATCCAGCACCTGTATCAGCCGCAGTTTGGACTAATCCAACACCTACTTCTGCACCAGTTTGAACAATACTACCAACATCATTTGCCACTGAACCAACAATACCACTGGCTGTGCCAGTAACCGTATCAATTGTATCTGTTGCAAGTTTTTGACCGCCGTCGATTACAGTACCAACTGTAGCACAACCTTGAGCGAACATAACAAAGAATACACCAAAAAATACATTTTTCAATTTATTCATCTTTTTCTCCTATATATAAGATTGTTATAAAACCATCTGTCATTATAACATAATATATTTATCATTAAATTAAAAACCTAACCTGTCGTTTGAAGCATTTCCAAACAAACTATGTTCTTCATGTAATATTAATTCCCATGTTAATACATCTCTTGTAACATCATCTTCTGCTTCTCTAATTTTTTCCAATAGTTTTTGTCTGTATCCAACTTCTATTTCGTACATCAATTCGCAATATAAGAAAAGCAAATAAAATATTGCTGGGGGAACAACTATAAACATTAGTACATTTGGATATAACCAACCTAATGCTACTACGTGAGCACTTGCTACAGCAATAG